CAAGAAACCTCCATTGAAACTCAAATGCAAAGGCTAAATGTTCTGTCTAAAATGATGTCACCAGAGAACCTAAGACGCGACCACATGCAGATAGCAGAGTTGATGGCAACTGTGAAACAACTTAGAGAAGATGTAAACCACCTTGCAAAGATGCATAATACTATACATCCTCCTGTTAAATCAACAAGGGACGCCTCATAATGCCGATACCTTTTGAACTAATAACCATGCTAGGCTCTGGTCTAATGTCTGGATTGATGACATTGTGGAGTCAAAGTGCCAAGGCCAAGCAAGCGGCATTTGACCGTGCCATTACCGGACTGTCAGCGCAATCAGAAGCGACAGACCTAGCACGCAGGTATGAGAACAAGGGCTTCCAAGTAACCAGAAGGATCATAGCACTGTCAGCTGTCTTTGCCGTCATCGTATGGCCCAAGGTTGTTCCTGTTTTGTTCCCCGATGTTCCTGTAGTTGTCGGATACACTCAATGGAACCCAGGGTTCTTATTCTTAGAAGGTTCAGAATCTGTGACTTGGCAGCATATGAAGGGTCTGGTTCTTACACCATTGGACACACATTTATTATCAGCGATTATAGGTCTCTACTTTGGAGCATCTATGGTCAAGAATGCGAGGTAGTTATGGGAAGTTTGGTATTGGGAAGTATGCTTGGTGGAGGTGGAGGCGGCGGTGTTACAACCGCTCCCGGACCTGCACAACCTGCGCCTCCAGCTTTTAGACAAGCGATGGCACAGCCTCCCCAAGTTCCCGGTGTGCAAGCCCAACAAGCTCCTGCTGTAAACACAGGTGCGGCACAGCAAACTCCTCAAGTCGTACAAGACCCTGGAGAGGACGACAGGCGTAGGCAGATGATTGAGCTTTTGCTAAACCAAGGACAGAGTGAACAGCAAATTCAAAATCGTCTGCAGCAACTGGACAAGCAGAACTTCTTTGATAAGCCCAGCATTGATCCGCAATTCACGCCTGGGACACAGGGACCACAGGGATTGCTGTCCAATCAGGAGCCAGAGGAAAAAGAAGAGGAGAAACCCAAGGGTATCCTAGGGGTATAAAAAAGGGAGCGCCGAAGCGCCCCCATAGTATCAATTTAGTTTTATACGTTTAGGTTTCTTTTCATATGGTAGCTTACGTTCAAGTTTAATTCTAAGCATACCGTCTTTTAATGACGCCTCACTGACGAATATATGTTCGCCCATTAGAAACATTTTCTTAAACGGTCTGAAGGCTAGTCTGTTATACAGAACCTCCCTACCGTCTTGATCGTTGTCCAATCCCTCAGAAGATACAGACAACACATCCTCCTTAACTTCTACAATAACATCGTCCTCAGAAAACCCCGCAACTGCCATTGATATTTCAAAGCTGTCTTGTCCTGTTTTGATGACGCTGTGAGGCGGGTAGTGATCGTCTGACATAGCGTCTGTGACCCTGCGCATATTGTCATACAAACGCTCGAAACCTAGTGCAGCATTATTTGGAAACATAACTTTCTCCCTTATGGCGAGATAATTGAGAAGCCCACAATTGGCACTCCTCGTTCTTAATTATACCACAGTTGAACTTGATTGTCTACCTAAAAGGTGGACCATAGGCCCAACCAGTTAAGCTGTAACGCACTCCCCTAGTCACTGGGAGTACCCTGTGGTAGTAGTAACTGGGAAACACAATGAACCTACCCTTTGTCTTCAAAGCAGGTTCCGCAATTGTTCTCTTCTTGTATTTCCAGTTAGGTTGACCCCAGCTAAACTGGAAGTCTCCCCCTTCATAATCATCATTTAAAGATGCGGTAAATGTGAGTTTCCTTGTTTGGTTTGAAGGGATCATATCATAGTGCCAACTATATTTCTCCCCCTCAGTATACTTACTAAGCTGTAAGTTTTCCAAACCTGTAAGATCAAACCACCATCCAGTCTCCAGGTTGGCTTTCTCTACCCAGGAGAATATTAACTTTTTAAACTGCTCGTCATCAACTGGAAAGATGGAGTTATTCCTTACCTGTTCACCACCATCACCATGTACCTTGGATTCTTGTTCTTCAATATTGTTAGCAAGTTTTACAATAGCCTCGCAGAAATCATCAGATAGATCCGGTAGGATTTCACCAGAGTAGAAGACTTGACCGTACATGACTAGACCCCGCAGCTTCCACCGTGTCCGGTAATGTCGCAGATATCATGTGCCTCTATTGATTCTTCAAAGACTTCCCCCAGTTTTCCCACAGCGTCGGCGTAGGGGACGGGGGTGAGGGGCTGTCCCCCACGGCATCCATCAGGGTAAACAGTAAAACCCCGCAACCTGTGAGCGTGGTCTGCGAGAGTACGAGAAAAATCACTAACAGTATCCTCGTTGTTATCCTTGCTGCCCCACTGAGGCAGGTTGATCGTGCTTGAGATTGACATATCGACATAATCCTGTACATCCGCTTGAAATTTAATCCTACGTTTGTAGTCACTTGCCAAGTCCAGGGCAGATTCTATTTTATCTGGTTCAGTACCGTATAGGTCTATTAGCTCTTGCGCTGCAGAATCTACAACGTACTGGTAATGCCATTTAGTTCCATTTTTAAGGTATCGTCTTTTGTAGGCCACAGCAAATATAGGCTCAACACCAGTAGAAGTACCAGCAAGAATGCCAATACTGCCCGTTGGCGCAATAGCTCTGTTAGCAACAGGAACGGACACGCCAAAACTGTTAGCAGTGCCAGTGCTAGTAGCATTAGAGATACTCTTATAAACGCGAAGCCATCTGTGAAGCTCTTCCGTAACTTCATATTTACTACCCCTCTTGATAAGCCACTCATGCATACCCATCAAGCCAAGACCTAATCGCCTTTGTGATTCTCTGACCTTGTACACCTTGTCATAGGGTAACTCAGCTTTCAGAGTGCCACATAGTAAGAACTTTGTACCTAGCTCGACAACCTTCCTAAACTCTTCCAAGTTGTCTATCCTACCCAGGTTGCAGCTTCCCAAGTTACAAACATCAGAGTCTAACTCAGACGTTACCTCTGTGCAAGCGTTTCTGAGGGTTTCGTTTTCCTTGTCAAAGAAGTTAAAGCTAAATCCTGGCTCGGCTGTGCTGAGGGCTTGTCTAACATTTGCCTCAAAGACCTCTCCCATGTCACCAGTGTTCCAATAATTCAGTAACCACTCTGTATCATAATTGACAGAGATATTGGTCATGTCCAAGGGTGCTGGGAAGTTAAAATCTTGTTCCTTAATCTGACCAATGGAGAAACCTGTGGAACCCACTGGCATATCATACCAGTTCTTGCTGTTTAAAAACGTATCAACGTCACGGTGTTTCCAATTGAGGCTGGCATAGATAGCACTCCTACGACTACCACCCTGCATAACCCTACGGCCTATCTCATTAATCATCTGCATCTTAGGTATAGGACCAGAGGCCAGACCCCCTGTCTTACTAAGGCCAGCCCCTTCTGGACGATAGACAGAGTAATCTACCCCTATACCACCACCTGTCATTAGGCAACTCTCAGACTTCCAGCTAAGGTTAGACCAATCTTCCCTAGAGTCCTCCTCTGCCTTTAACAAATAACAATTGTTGAAGAACTTGGAAGGTCTGCCAGCGTAGTATAAATACCTCCCACCGGGGATAAACTGGAGGTCTGTGATGATCTGTGTCAGTTCTTGTACCTCGTCCTTGGTAAGGAACTCCCCGCAAACATCATCTACCAAGGTCTTTGCCAAATCTGCCCAAGTGTGGCAACCTTGGTGAGCGTACTTCTGTTTAAAAATGTCCTCGCTAAACTTGGACCGGAACATTGGGTTTTCATTAGATTTAAAAGTCATGGCAATCCACAGGTCTAAGGTTGAAATCAGTTATATTGTACTCTACATCTTCTCTAAAAGCAAGGAGTAGCTGCATAGGCTCAATGTTTAGTATATCTACAATTTGGTCACAATTGTAAGCCTCAGCTAAATCTCTCAGTTGTTCCTCAGAAAGTGTGGGCATCTTTGCTCTCCTCCTTCCCGACAAAGAATACAGGACGCCCTGAGCGGAATTTCATATCAAGCTCCCCGTCCCAGCAAGTGTGCTTGTGGGAACAATAGGAACAATTTACACCCAGCTTCTGCCTACCCGTCTGACGATCCTTGACAGTTTCAAAACATCTATCAGGGGGAGCAGGTAGGGAAACATCGTGTTTGACCTGTTTGATTTTAAGCTTAGTGTTCTCCAGTTGAGCATGGGTATAGGCGGCAAGCTCACCACTGCTCTTGTCAAATGCTAGAAATGTACCACGCTCCTTGCCAAGGGCATTACCATACCCACTGATCTGCGAAATGTAGCCAAATGGGTCATCATCTGGAAGCGTACCATTTTTGAATTTCTTCATTGCAAATGATGATGCTGATTTGATATCAACAAGCTCATCATCTATCACGCAATCTATATGGCCTTTAATACCATCCATTTCAATCTCTGCCTGTTGCTCAGTGACAGAGTGTCCAGCTTCTTTGGCTAGGTAAATTAGAAAAGCCTCTACAATGTCGCCTATCATAAACTTTAGGCGTGTCTGTGGGCTAAAATCCTCGACCTTGTCATCCCCGTTAATGTCGTACCATAGCTGCCTACTACAGGGCTTACCAATGTTGGACATGCGTAATCTACCAGGAGCATCAGAGGTAGCCATCCATAACTGTCTCTTAACAGCGTCCATGATTGTACTACCCAAAGCGAACAAGGCTTCCTGATTTGGTTTCTTCTTCCCTGTGTTGACAAGATTATAAATGTCATCTATCAAGGTATCTATGGTTTTAGTCTCGCTCACTTGCATACTCCATTGCTATTATGTTTTCATATCTTTCCTGATCACCTCTCCTTAGTCGAGCCAACCCGTGCCTATTTAACCCGTTGTCTTTACACCATCCAGTAACTGTCTGATCTTCTACCAATACCTCTATACCGTTGTCGTAGAGGATGTAGAAGCTTCCCCTATATCTACCATTGCCTATTCCTGTAGCTGCTTCACTAAGAGTAGATTTAAATTCATCATCATAGCTGCTAACAGGGCGATAGAACCTCCTGCCTCCGACATGTGCATTGTAATAGTTGTCGCTTTCAAGTACCCCCAACTCCATCTGTATCTTTTCCTCATTGTAATACAGATCACGTTTGTTTTTACACAGCATTAGGATAACAAAGGTGAATGCGTCTGTTCCTAGTTCTTCTATCTCAGGCTTTAGGTACTTGCCACTGGAGCAGTAGTATCTCCATTCACTTGCCCGTATCCTCTTGCGTTTCTTGAACTTCCAAAGGTGCTTGCATCCTATGTAGCTCTTCCCGGACTTCTTATGGGTAATCTGGTAGACAAAACCCAGATGATCGTCGGGGTTAAAATTGCCTACCAGAGACGTATCCCAATGTCCGTAGTCTTCTGACATGACCTAGAACGGAATCTCGTCGCTCATATCCTCAGCGACTTTGGAGTTGTTCTTGACCTTGGCTGTGGAAAACCCGCCTTCCTCGTCATCCAGGCTAATATACTCTATCGGCTCTGTGATCTTAACAGCGTTCATAAAGGTGGTAACGCCTTGTCCATACTTGTTATTGTAAGGACGCTGGGATATGCGGACAACGCCCTTAGAGCCATTCTGTAGCTGGGTTGGTCCTTTGTATTCATTCTCATCAGCATCTACCAAGGCAGGTTGAAAGTTGCTTTTCAGCTGGACATAGACCATGCCATCCATCTTGTCCTCATCCTGCTTAACCGTCAGTCCCAGTTTCTTAGCTGCCTTTACCTGATCCCCCTCAAGACCAAGAGCTACGGAATAACGATCAAACATATCTTTCTGGTCGAAGATGAAAGGATAGAAAAAGGTTCCTTCAAGATAAGAATATTTATTAGCCATCAGTGTATCTCACTCCAGTTGTCGCCCACTTGTACATCACAATCTAATCTGCAGCGTAGGTTGTAGGCTTTGTTCACTTGTGATATAGATAGTATAACACATTCCTTGGATGCGTCAACATCTTTTTCACAACTTTCTAAAACTAATTCATCATGTATCATTGCAACAATCTTGCTCTGTAGTTTTCTCCTTCTAAGGTGATGATCTACATACATAAACCACTTTTTCATAAGCACAGCTGAAGAGCCTTGGATCAGGGTATTTAAACTGGCGTGTCCTGAGCGTACCCGTAGAACCCTGCCATCCAGAGCCTTCAACTTGCCTTCGCTCTCCCCCTTTCTAATAACTGCTTCGCTAAGTCTTTTATAAGCTGGCATATTTGCCATAAACCTTGCCCGTAACTCTGCCCCATCCTTGGCAGAACCATTGACCACAGCGCCTATCTTGGCATCGCCTGCACCGTAGAGAAGTGCATAGATAAATGTTTTCGCCTGATCCCTATTGTCTAGCCCTGCCATGTTCTGGTTAGCAGTGTGTACATCACCCTCAAGCACCTCCTTTGTAAACTTGTCATCATCCATGTAGTGGGCCAGTACCCTTAGCTCCAATCCTGCAGCATCTGTGTCTAGTAGTTTGTTACCCTCCCCAGCTGTGAATAGCTCCCTACACTCCTTTCCATACTCTACCCTGACAGCTGGCACCTGTTGCAGGTTAGGGTCTACGCAACTCATCCTATTGGTAATGGCCCCCAGGGTGCGGTACTTACAATGTACCCTCCCTTGGTCAGTACACGCCTTGACCCAGGAGCGCACCAGGGCAGATCGTTTCTGTAGCATGAAATAGGTAGCCAGGGTTTCTGCCACTGGTATATTACACTTGGCCAAGGTCTTTTCGTCCACCTTTGGTTGACCAGTGGGTGTTAAATCCTGGGGAACCCATCCTAGTTTGATAAGCCTATCGGCTATCTGTTGTCTGGACGATGGGTTGAACTCTATTACCCTATCCTTCAGTCTCTTACCTGTCTTCTCCGAATACCTCTCCTCTACAATTGTGGGAAATAGGCTACGACACTCCTTCTCAATCTGTTCCTGTTCAAGAACCAAGCTGTTATATAATAACACAGCCTTATCCTTGTCTAGGCCAAAACCGTTATGGCTAATCCTGTCAGCAACGATCCTCATACGATGCTCATCTGACACTGATTTGGGGGAGAACTCTTGCAAGGTATGTTGTAGGTAGTTATAGACCTGACTGCATAGCTTAACGTCTTGCTTGCAGTACTCCATCATTTTCCCAGTGTATTGGGAGAAGTCATTGAACTCTATCTTGGCAGATCCTAACCGTTCTCCCCATGACTTTAAACTGTGTCCTCCTTCCCTTGCAGGGTTGTCCATCATAGATAATACCAAGGTATCCCGCATGTTCTCCATCTTCAACCTGACATTCCACAGCTTGGCCAAGACAGGGAAATCAAAACTTAAACCGTTGTGGGCTACTACAGTGGCATCGTCAAGATACTCTTGCAAGGTAGTACCACTGATCCACTCTATGTACTTACCTCCTTCCAAGGTTACCGCACAATATATCTGAGTAGCATCTAGGCTATCTGTTTCTATGTCTATGAAAACTGTTCTGGTCATTCCATGCTCACGCCAAAGTCATCTGTGAAACCTGAGTCTTGAAAATCCACTGGTTCTCCCATTAACATTTTCCAACTTATTGGAAACTTTGTCAAGCAATGATCTGCAATTTGTTCAGCAACTAATCTGGTTTCTGCCTGTGCATCTTTGGCTAATCTGAGTGTACATACCCTGGAAAATGCATAGAGCGAACCTGTCCAGTACCACTCTGTAAACATACTCTGGGGTAGTACCATTCTTGCCATCTCAGGGGATACACCTTTGTAAATTAACTGGTTATAGGTCCAGACGCACCGTTTAATGGCATGGTTGTAGTCGTCAACCATTGCTGGACCAGCCGAGGAACTTGTGTTTATATCAATAGTCTCCTCAGAGCTACCCTGTTTTTTATCAACGGCTCTTCCTCTCCACTTATCAGGGTAGTAAAACTCTGGCTCGTAGTCTACATATCTCCTGCTAATCTCATTCCAAACTAGCCCTATCTGGTGTTTCCCCAACTGTCTAGCGACAAAGACAGGAGCTTTGATCTTAAACTGTAAACTGGTATGGGCAAAGGGTGACCAGTGGTTGTGTTCTGCAAGGTACTTTATAAGTTTTCTATCCTTATTCTCAAAAATGTTATGCTCTTTGTCAAAACTAACCCTGGCAGCGTTCACCACTGATAGATCATTACCCATATGGTTTTTCAAAGCAACGTCGATCACCCTTGTCCTCTCTTTCTCTTTCGCATGTTTGCAAACCCAGACTTGGAAGATGCCTTCTTAGAGTGGTTGAAGGGTCTTAGCTTGTTACGCCTACGCACCTTGGTACGGGGCGAGTAGGTCAGGACGTTTGCCTTAGCCATTCTGCATTTCCCTAGTCCATATTTCACAAATGTCAGGGTAAAAAGTACCTACGTTTCTTTTAGGATTACCATCCTTGTCATAGGCCAGGGCAACGCATCTAAACCTAGAAACATGTTCCTGTTCTCTGCCATATAACAAGTCTACCCATTGTCCAGTCCTGAGATAATGTTTCATATTCCTAATGTAAGCCTCATGCTTACTAGGATTAGCGGTCTTATCCCCGTGCCGTTTCTTTCTCCTCTCATCTGCAAGATACTGTGTCTGCGCTGCAATCCACTTTTTAACCTCAGTTGGATTAAGGGGATGGTCGTCAGGGAGACTACTCATTATCAAAACTCCTCAGTTGTTACATTCATTCTACCAGAACTTTTATCATATAGCAAGCGGTCAGCTGTACCAACGTCACCAGTGTATCTACATTTAAGAACCCTGAGCGTGGTTGTGTTACATTCCACAGGGTCATCACTCTGGGTATTCCTCTCCAGGGAGATCACGCTGTCACTTATCTGGCTAATCCCGTGGCTACCTCTCAAGTGTCCCAGGTTTACCTCTACCCCTTCCTCATGGGACTTATCAGAGCCTAAACGTCTCAGGTGTGTGACTAGGTGGATACAACAACCTGTCTCCTCAGTGACCTGCCTTAGAAGGGTCATGGTGCGGTCAATGGCCTTGCGCTCATCCGTTACATCCAATCCTGACACTAGGATGCTCAGGTGGTCGATAAATATCACCTGACAATCAAGACCCTGTACCATGTACCGGACACGATCTAGGAGGTCATCCATCTCCAACGAGCCGAAATGGTCATAGATAAACACCCTGCCAGTGCCTAAAGTACTGTCAAAGTATTCGCGTATTTGTTCTCTGGAATACTTCTCGAATACTTCATTAAGGTGTAGTCGATCATTTGCCTCAACAGCTAGAATGCCTCTCCTGGTGCGGTCTACGCTCTCCTCAAGGGCTATGATACCTATGCTTTGGTCTGTGTTTTGCAGGTAGTAGTGCTGCAGTTCTCTCAAGAGTGAGCTTTTCCCTACTCCTGTACCAGCTGCCCAAGTGACAATCTCCCTGGATCTTGTGCCAAGGGTCTTGCTCTGCAGTTTAGGGTATGGGAAAGGGACGCTTCTAAGGTTCTGCTCTGACCATAGCCCGTCAAAATTGGTAGCAGCATTGCGAATACCAGCTGGTGTGTAGCATTGGGTATTCTTCAACCGTGCAAGAAACTCGCTTTCCAATCCCTTGGCAGTGTACTCGCAAGGATCTTTATGTTCTAGCTCTACAATGTATGCCTTACCAGGCCGTAACAGTCTGGCGCATCGTTCTGCATTGACCCTTGCCTCTGGCTCTGCATCGAAGCAGATAAATATCCTATTGAAGCTTTCCAAAAGCTCCAGATTGTTTTTAAAATCCCTCTCTGCGCTGGCTTGTCCAGACCGTATGGAAAGAGCGTGGACCAAACCTTTAGAATTTTTTTGTAAAGTTTTTATAGACCTTGATACACCATTGGCCATTTGAAATGCTGCCAATGCATCTGCCTCGCCCTCAGTGACAATCACAGTCCCGGAGCGAACGCCTATGTCTTTGTCCAGAACATGTGTTCCGAATAATGTTGTATTTTTAAAGTCGCCTTCTGTTTTAAATTCTTTCCCCTGCTTCCTAAGTTTAGCCGCTACCTTCATGCCATCCTTATCAACGTAGGGGAATGACACTAGGAAATCAGAGGCGACAACGCCATAGATATCTTCAACAGCTGGCGCTATGTTCCTGGATGCCCAAGGGATATCACTTACAGGTTTGCTCTTGGGTATATACTCCATTTCTTCCTCTACATTACCATAGTGGTGACAACTGAAGCAGTAGGTATGACCATCATCATAGATTGCCAAGGCGTCACTTGACCCACAATTGTCACAAGGTTGGTGCGTTTTAACTGCGACAACATCAGACATGGCACCACCAATCTGGTGTAGGGCTGTATGCCCACTTTGCAAATTGTGCCTTCTCGCCTTTGTAATAGTTGCGGTAGGCTTTGACCGCATCCCCCGGCACCTTGTACTCGTCAGGCATACACTGTGGCGGCTGTGTATATGTCGGACGCTCGCTCATAAAATACGGCGGCTTGCGGAGTAGTCCACGCATCTTTTTATCAGTCATGTGAACCTTTTTATATCTGTAGCGGTACTCATCACACAGAAACTTGAACAGATGGTAGGTCCACTCGTACTGCAACATTGAATCCCTGACCCACTGTGTCGAAGGATGGTTCAGATGAGCAGTTTTGTACATGCCATACTTGTCCGCTTCGTCATCGCCGTCCAAGACCCTGTGGGCAGTACACAGCATCTGCGCTGTTTCCAAGATCATCTTGACGCAGTGTTTGTCACAGTGCATTTCAGCTGCCTTTAAAGGATCAGGGTGTAGGTAGAAAATATTCATCAGTGCTTCTGCCTTTCCAGAATTTTTTTAAGTTCTTCGTCATCCTCTTCTAAGTCTACATCAAATTC